TAGGGCGCCGTCTGATCTTCAACATTCCAAAGCCGGATGGAGGGTTCGACCAGCACATCTATAACACATCGGTTCAGGGGTGGACCCGGTTCAAAGGGATGGACGCGGCATGCTGGGGTGTTTTTCGCGACCGTCTCTATTTCGGAAGCGGTCTCCTCGGCGTGGTGCGGCAGGCAGATATTGGCAACACCGACCTGGTTGGACTTGAGAATACGCTGATCGGCATCGACGCCAACGCACAGCAGGCGTGGAACATCTTTGAGACGCCGCTTGGTAAGCGGTTAACGCTGGCTCGCCCGGTCGTGGAAGCGACGATGGCAGGGTTAGACTATGATTTCAATGTCGGCTTCGATTATCGGCCGCCCTCGATCGTGACATCTGTCGTTATTCCCATCGTGGGGCCGCAATGGGGATCGAATAACTGGGGCGACGGCACGCTTTGGACGGCCAGGGAAGATGTCGTCTCGACAGAGTGGGCTATTACCGGCGGCGACGGCTCGGCATTCTCCTGGGGGATAACGACGACATCGATGGTACCGACACGGTGGGTCCGCACCGATTTGATGATTGAGCCGGGGACGATGCTTTGATTAAGCCGGTCTTTGGGGACGATGCGAATGTTGCACGGTGGGTGGGGGAGCGGGTTGGGATTTCTGATTTTGGCCCATGTTCGGCCATAGGATTTGTCAAAGACGACAATGAGCCGATTGCCGGGGTAGTGTTCAATAATTGGCATGCCCCCTCTGATCCAGGGCTTATCGAGGCGACGATTGCGAGCACTTCCCCCCGATGGTGTAACCGTGCTACGCTGGCCGTGATTTTCGGTTATGTGTTCAATCAAGTGGGGTGCCGCCGACTGACGGCAACTACCGAGGCCAAGAACCAGCCCACCAGGGCGTTCCTCTGTCATCTCGGCTTTCGCGAAGAAGGCGTGATACGGCAAGGCTTTCCAACCGATGATGCTGTTGTCTACGGCATGCTTCGGGAGGAATGGGAGCGGCTAAGGATGAAGCTGAGATGTACGGGCTAGGGCCTCGTAGAACACGATATGCCGGCGCATCGGCTGAGTTATTTCCGGTTCGGAAACGATTTAAGAAGGGTGGCTCAAGTTCGCCGCCGGCTGCCCAAGACCCGTTCGCTCTCGGCGAGGCGCAGAAACAGTCCAACATTGCGACGGCGCAAGAACAGGCGAAGCTAAGCAACGTCAACACATCTTCGCCATTTAGCCAAAGCAATTTTACACTTGGCGATAATGGGCAATGGAATCTTGCTCAAACTCTAGTCCCGCAGTTTCAAAATCTGCTTTATGGTCAAGGCAACCTTGCGACGAGCAGCGCCGACGTTGGGAACCGCCTTGCACAGCAGCTTCTTGAACCTTCGTATGCCGGCGTTCGGCTGGTCAATGCTGGCATCAACAATCTGACACCCGAAGTCACAAACAGCCCACGACCTGACCTTCAGCCCAATATCGACTTTGGCAGTTTGGGCGCGCTTCCAACATCGAATTTCCAAACGGGATTGGACTTCTCGAAATTGGGATCGCTTGGCACGTCTGCGCCGGAATTCGGGAAGGCGATCACCGATGCGGAGAATGCGGCCTATAATACGCAGACACGTTTCCTAGACCCTCAGTTCGCCAACAAGACTGGAGATTTGCGCCAGCAGTTGGCCGATGAGGGGATCCCGGTCGGATCGGCAGCCTATAGCCGCGCACAAGGCGATCTGGGGCGGCAATCGGCTTTGGCCTATGGAACGGCGCGTGATGCTGCGACTTCGGCTGGTCAGGCCGAGCAAGCGCGCCTGTTTGGCGAGCAGCTTAGCGGGCGACAGCAGGGTGCGGGCGAGATACAGGCAGGGGGGGCATTCACCAACTCTGCCGAGCAGCAACGCATCGCGGACCTCCTCGCTGGTCGAGCGCAGGGATCGCAGGAATTAGGAACGGCGGCTAACTTTAGGAACGCCACCGCACAACAGGCATGGCAAGACCCGCTCACTGCGCTTGCGTCGATCGCAGGGACCGGCAGCGGCTTGTACGGCAGCACGGCACAGGATTTGGCGACGCTAAACCCGTTGGCTCAGTTCGAGTGGGCTGGGGCGGTTCCGACGTTCGGCGGATCGCCTACAGCCGTCTCGCCTGCCAATGTTGTGGGCGCGGGGCAGGTTGGCGCGAATTCGGCAGCCAATCGGTTTGCGGCCAGCAACACGCTCAATAACCAGATGTTCAACGGGCTAGGCTCGCTTGGCGGAGCACTGGGGCTGGGAAATGGGGGATTGGGCAGTTTGTTAGGCGGTAGCGGCGGTCTTGGAAGCCTGTTTGGCGGAGGCTCGTTAGCTGGTGCGACGCTCGGTGGATTCTCGTCTGCTGCGCCTGTCAGTGTATCGGAATTGTCGCCACTAGTTGCGGGACTTTTCTGATGGCTGACACCAACCTCCTCGCGGCTCTCCTCAGCGGGTCTAACCCGCTCGCGCCGCAAATGCTCGGCGGCTACCAAGGCGCGCAACTCTCGGATGCTGCGCTCAATCCAACTTTCGCCCACAATGAGGGGCCGTTCGGCGCGCTGGCGAAGACGATCGCGGGGTTCTCGGGAGGGGATCAGCTTCGGCAGGCGATCGAGGCTACGACCGCCGCTCGGCAGGGCGCAAATCCTGACTTGGCTCGGATGCTGGCGGCTAACGATCCGTTTGCGGCGGCCGGACAGCCGAGTGCAAATCCAATTGCTGCCGCTCAGATTCTGGCAGGCGCGACACCGCAGAGCGCCGCCGAAGCGCGACTTCATTCTGCACAAGCCGCTTTGGCGAACGCGCAACTCCCGGTTCTTGGGAGCCTTGCTCAGCCAAGACCATCTACGGCGCTTGGTGCTGGAGGCGCGGTTACTCCCCTTGCTACCGCGCCAGCGGCAAGTATTGGAGGACTTACGTCGGGTCGTCCTGCGCCTACTGATTCATTGACCGAGATAGCCAATCTGGCCCCAGAACAGCGGGCTGACGCAATTGCGAAAGTTACCGATCCAAGGGCGCGTGCTGCGTTGATGGCTAGACTCGCGAGAATGCGGGGGGCAAATGCCGCTCGACCCTGAACTTGATCCTCATTTTGACGAGGCAGCGCGTCTTAACAATCTTGACCCGACTCTTTTGCGGGCACTTGCGCTTGGTGAGAGCAATGGCGATCCAAGAGCAGTAAGCTCCAAGGGAGCACTTGGGTTGATGCAGTTCATGCCGGATACGGCAAAGGGTCTTGGCATCGATCCTTCTGACCCGGTACAGGCGATCTATGGAGCGGCGCAGCACCTCAATGATCGGCTGACCTATCATGAGGGTCAGAAGGAACAGAACCCTAACATTGTCCCCGTCGATGAAGCGTTGAAGGACTACTTCGCGGGGGAAAGTGGTCGAGGGCGTGGAGTTGATACGGCGGGATATCCCGGCAAGATCGCTTCTCGATATCGACAAGTGGCCGGAGGGGGCGAACCACCTCCTACGGGGATCGATGCGCTTGCGCAGGCTAGGAGTGCTACGACCCCGCCGCCGGGGCAGGTTGCGGCCAACTTCCGGCCTCCGGCGGGCACGCCAGACATGTTAGATGCGGCGCCGCCGGGGGTGGCCGCTTTGGCCGCCCTGGCAGGACAGGGCACTGCCCCAACGGGGGCTATCAAACGGGATGCGGGTGGCGCTTATCGAGAGCCAACGGATTATGGTTCTAATGCGGCCAATCTAATATTGGGGGCAACTGGCACGGCCGTTACGCCGCTCAGCGGCGAAGCAAAAGTAGCCCAAGCGGGACCAAGCGACGCGGAATTGCTAAAAGCATTCAACGAAGCATTTCCGACAGGCGGGCAAGGAGCCGTGTCGGCAAATGGACCTACGCCGCCCCCTGCCACGTCTGCCGGCATGGGGCAAAACAACATTACGGCTCCCGACATTCGGTGGGCGCAGCAGCAATCACAGGCTTATGCCGTTCTTGGGAAACCCGTCCCCGACTACATCAAAACTATGTCGGAGATGGAACCAGGGATGCCGCTCAGTCCGCAATACCAGCAGCAAGCCGAAGCAGCTAAGAAGCTGGGAGGCAATTTACAGACCGTCGTGCCGGGCCCGAACGGTCCTCAGATTGCTAATCTGCCGGGGGCGGTTGGGGCTGAGGCAGAAAAGGAGGGCGCGGTTGCAGAAGCTAAGCAGGTGCCTCTGCGGACTAGCGAGGCGGTGAAGCCTCGCGAACAGCGAGGTGCTGGGTCCAGCACTACTTTTCCTCCGGGAAGCCCTGGCGCGCAACAATGGATAGACGCAAGGGCGGCCGGGAAACAAACGCCGGCCGGTGTCCGCATCAATGATGACGGCAGTGTGGAGGTCGGCAATGTGAACGTCCCGCCCGAAGTCGTGCATCAGCGATATACCGAACTTGGGAAGCTGGCCGATGAAGCCAATCAGGCACGGCTCGGCCAATATGAGGCGCAAAACCTACAGCAGAAACTTCATGCGATCGGCACGTCTGGGCCGCTAACCGAGCAGCTTGGACAACTCTCCGCGCTGGCTAAGCAATTGGGGGTTCCTGACGAAACAATCAATAAATTGAACATACCTAAGGCCGCCACTGTGGAGGAAGCTAAGAAGCTATCGACGGACCTTCTTGGCTCTATTTTGCATCAGACATTTCCGCAGCGGATTACGAACACGGATATTACAGCATGGAAAGGAACTGTACCGCAGGCTACCTCGATGCTTGAGGCAAACGATTTCCTGATAGATAAAATCATTCTCCCAAAATTCCAACGATCGATTGATCGTTACGGCCACGCGTCATCGCTATCGGAGAATGATCCTCAGTTGACCTCGTATTACAAGGCGATGAACGATTGGGACAACGCGCATCCCTTCGATGCCTATGCAATTGCTAAGGACTTCAAGCCTGGGGCATCGCCAGCACCAGCCGGAGCCAGCACGCGACCTCTGAAAGAGTGGACGATCAAAGACGGCAAATTGGTGCCGGCATCGCCATGAGCCAGCTTGTCACCGATCCGGGCACTGGAGAACAGCATTCATTCCCGGATGAGGCCACGCCTGAGATGATCTCACAGGCTCTTGGTCTCGGAGGCATTGCTGGATTGGCCGCTTTAGCAAATCAGCCGTCAAATCCCAGTGAGCACATGACGAAGATGCTTGGCGGCGCGGCAGCGGAGGGATTGGCTGAGTTGGCAGGTGCCCCCGGCTCTATCGTCGGGATGATCCCGAAAGGCGCAGAAGCCTTAGCGCAAGCAGTTCCGGCGTTGGCGGCTCCTTCCGGGCAGATAGCATCATTGGTCAGGCCGGAGGCGTTGCCGACTAGCGAAGGGTTGACGACGGGCCTGCGGGATCTTGGGGCTATAGGGCAGCCTATTCAGCAGCCGCAGAACGAAGGCGAGCGGTTGATGGCGGCCGGGATGCGCGGCGCAGTGGGAACCGCACCGTTGGGTGCATTAAGCGGTGCGGCGGGTATTGCCAAGGCTGCACTTCAGGGCGGCTTGTCGGGGTTGGGTGGTGAGGCAGGCCAGAACGTACTGCCGCTAAGCAGCAATCCAATGATTTCAGGTCTGGCAGGGGTTCTGGCTGGGCAGGGCGCCGCTGGCGGTTTGTATGGGATGGCGGGGCGTGGGCTAAACGCGGCCCGTGGCGTCGGCAATCCGGTTATTGATGCCTATGACGCGGCTGGCGTAGCTCCGCGTTTGGCCGGCGATGTGACGGGGCGGCCCGGTTTGCAGGCTCTTCAATCGCTTGCGATGCGTGCCCCATTCGGGGGGCGAGCCGTCGAAGCTGCTCAGGCTGGGGCCAGCGAGTTTGGTAATTCAATAGAAAGAGCCGCCGCTAATCTCGGGAATGCGAGGACCGCTACAGATGCGGGATTGGCCCTTCAGGCAGGGGGGCGGAACTGGATGCAGCAGTTTCGGGCCGCGCAGCAGCAAGCGGAGGCCGCCGTCAGCGCGCGGGTGCCCCCGACTGCGCCTGTAAGCATGGCTCCGGTAAGTCGGGTGCTTGAACAGACTATATCGGAAATGCCAGATGCGCCGCGCGTTGCGGCGATGATGACGAACCCAGTTTTCCGTGGCCTGTCGGAATCGCTGGCTGGGGATTTACGGAATCCTGCTCCGTATTTGAATGATCCGCTCTATGCGACGACTGGAACTGTGCCCGGAACGCCTACCAGCCGCGCGGCTTTGGAGTGGGATACGGCTCGCGCATGGCGCACAAAGGTCGGGGAGCAATTAGAGACCTCGCTTGTGTCACGCGATGGGAACGACAAGGCGTGGAAGCGCATCTATGGCGCGCTATCCGATGCGCTAGGCGGCACAGCTACGGCGGCTGGTGCTGGCCGCGAGTGG